CAAATTTGATGTGAGCCGCCGCGCCAATATAGCACTTAAGCCACGGGCCAACAACAGGCAACCCGTGGCAAACCGTCAACAAACCGCACGCAATGGCCGCACGATACTCCGACGTTTTACGTAGCGTGGGCGGGTGACAGCTCCAAAACAATCGCGCCAACAAGCGCCCCGGTTTCGGAACAAATCCCCACCCTCGCCGTGATGGAAAGAACACACCCGATATAAAACTCGTGTGCTCCAACTTCGCAAACTTACGATACTCCGGCTGAATACCGTATTCCGCCTCTGTTTTCGCCAACAAATCGGCGTCAAAATCACCATGAACAACCACCAAACAATCATCACCCATGACCAAAACATCGCCACGCAAACCGCAGCGGTGCAAAGCCTCACAAGTGATACAAGCATTGTTCAGTGAATTGCCCGATGACGTATCATTATGACCCGACTTGACCGTCCCTTCCAATTTATACTTGAGTTTTTCGTCCTGGAATCTACCCATCCCACGGACCTTAAACCCAGCTTCAACAATTCAGGAATGACTGGTCACCAGAAGCCGAGAAAAACCACATCTTATTCTCGTGGTGTTCTCTTTGCTGCGAAGCATCCCAATTCTTCCCATCCCTCTCGTAAAACATTGGACACGGGATATCAACCAGCACAGCATCCGCCCAACGACCCAAATCATTCGCATTCATCCCAGTAGCGATTGTTACACGTATGCCCGGATAAACTTCAAACCGTTGGCACACTTTCCCATACGCCTTTTGTATAGCATAAAATTCTGGGCCAAACTGCGATTGGGTCGCCAAATTCTGGTAATACTGGATACATCTGGCTTTCGTAGGCAATTTGTGATACACCTCCCGCTTGACCATGTTCTTCACACGATCCGGGGCAAGTCGATCATAAACCCGCGAAGTCTCAATCATCAATCTCTTGACGAGAGGCCACTTATAAATCCAGTTTTCCCACCAATAGGCGATGCTTAAGCCGTATTCCATACCCGCTAACTCTCGCATGGATGCATATGAAGCACGATTAACAGTAGCCTTGACGGGTGGTGGCTTTTTGCCATGTCGATTACACATGGCATTGTGCGCATTACAAATACATTTCCTGCACACATAGCCCACCCGCACTGCCGGCCCAACCAACCTGGCGCCTGCTTCATTGAGTCGACATCCACCAAATTTTGGCAAATCAGTGATGACACAATTCTTGCCCAGGTTTTTCTCATCTCCCAAACCCAAACAAATCGTGTCACCAACATCCGCCACCGGGACGTAAACTCCATTCGGCTGCGATTCCAGGTTAACCGTTTTTGTCATCAAGTGCCCAAACGCATCCACTTGGCCAATGCGTGCGACCCCACGTCAGCCGTTCTCACCCAACCGGTGCACTGCCGAAGTGTCCCAATATGCATGGATCAGTAACGTCAAAGTGTCCTTATACGCGAGTTGGGAAGTCGTGAGTGCTTTATACCAAGATTGGGCAAATTGAAACGGATGCAACAAGCTATCCGCCATTTCACCCAACTGGGAGATACGATCGAACTCAAAATTTCGCTCAATCGATCCCACTGTACTCGCAACTCCCGGACGCGCATCGGCCAAAATCTTCGCCACCGTATCCAACGGCACATGGAACTGCGCCGACATGCTCCTGCACAGTTGCTTTGCATCACCTGCATGTTTAACACCTGGCAACGCCGCCGTCAAACGAATGCGCAACTTCTCCTCATCTTCAGTTAAGCTGCGCCCCATCGACGGGAGCGTAAGGGGTTTTGGCGCTAACACAAACCCCAAGCCCTGGCGAAACAAGGCATGCATCTTCGCAACCGCCCACCACATACTTCGGTAGGCCAAGTACAGGGCAATTGCACCGGCTGTCACGCGCCAAAAGCGTTTCCACGAGTCAATAGGCCCAGCGGAGCACATGGTAAATGCATACGGGGCACAGAGCTGCTTCAGCATGCGCAACAAAGGTGAAGCGCAAATGCGAAGCAACCCAGGCACCGTAATGCAACCTTGATCTCCACTTGCCACACGCTGTGGTGGCTGCACGGAAATTGCGGGCACAACAACCCGCACCGGCTCAGCCTCCACAACGGTTGGCTCTTCACGCTCCGTGACAGATCCCGCTTCACTGTCGGGCTGTGATCCACTCACTTCGATCACATATGGACTCTTATGAACATACGAAAAACCAAAACGCCAAATAAACGTGGTGGGAACTTCATCCACGATTCGGACCGGCCCAACACGCGTACCAAATGCGCGCGTGGCCTGCCCAAATCGATTGACGAAGTTAAAACCCTCACGCAACATCGGCGTCGTGTCACGATGCTCATAAGACGTGCCACCTGCCACCGGGACCATTCGAATCTTATCGCCCACGCGTTTCCACGTGAACTCCGGCGGTGAACCAACCGCACCATTATCACCATCAAACTCATGAGTGATAACGAAGAGGGTATCACCCGGCAT